TCATCTCCCTTAACAGTGTATTTTTGAAAAAATGTTAGATTTTGGTAAATATCTTCTCTAAGGAAAACTCTTTTGAAAAGATTTTTTACAGTAATATAGTCTGATATTTTAGCATTAGGTAATCTGCTAACATATTCAAAATCTGGGATTAAATTGAAATAATTTGACATTTTAGAAACCTATTTCTGCTGGAAAGTCTTCATTACCATAATCATCATTGTATACAGGATTAAGTTCAGTATATGTCATTGTCATTTGATAAGCAGTCATTACACCATCCTGATATGTTGAATATTGTCCATTTGGTGCATAATCAACACCTAATGACTGTAATGCACATTCTTTAAATTTATTTAAGAACTTATGTTGCTCTCCTTCAGAATTTCTGTAAGATAATTTGAATGTATGAGGAGATTTCATGAATAATCTAGATTTTGTTCTAATTGGAGCCATTCCTTGTTTAAAAAATCTAAGGATTTTAATAACAGTGTCTGCTTCCTTTTTATCTCTTGGTGCAAGAAGATATTGAAAACTAAAGGTTCTTAGATTAGGACCACCAAATAATAATTCCATATTTGGGTTAGAAATTGCACCTGTGGTTCTGGTTAATAATTGTGCTCCACCTGATGCCATTCCTGCAATAACTGCTGCAAGTGCTTTTTTATTATCACCAAAACCTTCTGCTATTTTATTTGCTTGTCTTCCTACTTCACTAACACCTTCACCTGGACCTTTTTCCACGGTAGTTAATGCGACATTAGCTAGTGCCATATCTAATGGAGTCATTGTTTGCCCACCCCAAGTCACTGCTTGACTGTCTTGAATTCCTCCAGGAATAGGAAGAACAACAGTTCCTATGGTTCTACCTTTAAAATCATTGGATCTTTCTTTAAAGGCAAAGTGTTTTTCATCAAATGCTCTGGGTTCATATTTCATCATATCAAATTTTAGAAAATCTTGTCCACCACTACCTTCTCTTAGTGTTTTTGGAAATACATGTAATCCAAATCCTGAGTTTCTTGTTCCATCTTCCCCTGTACCTGCACCACTATTAAGAAAGTCTTGTTGATCTTTTAGACTTGCTCTTCCTTCTGATACTTCCAACCCTTTATTTTTCCAAACGAGATCCTGAGCTTTAGATTGAGCTTCTTTTACGGAGACGCCTTCTTCTTCAACAATTGTTTTACCAACAATTAGTTCAGCTTTATCTCTTAAAGTTCCATCTTTTGCAATTTTATTAGCAAAATCCTTATCATCTTGATTTACATTACTAAACCATTTTCCATTAAAATCCCATGTTCCATCTTTCTTTAAAGTTCCTACTTTTTTATCTGCAAATCCAAAATCTTCATTCCATAGTTCAATATCTCCAGTTTCTTCATTAACTAGAGGAAAATATGTTTCACCAGTATCTGGATCTGTAAATCGGTTGGCTTTGTTATCATTACCATACCATCCCGATCTATCTCTATTGTATAAACTCATTTAAACTACAAGTTTTTATTTATTTAGGATGAATTTCCCATAAGGTATTGCAAGAAGGTCATCAAGTTCATTATTTTGTATAATATAGAGTTGTCCTGCTAGTTCTTCCCATGTATAATTACGAGATTGTCTCCAATGAAAGTTTAATCCTTTAAATCCCCATGACTGTAGATCTGTGCAAGCAATTAGTGGATGTTGGTCATATGTAATGTTAGGTGTTTTTGCATTGTAGACAAAAGTATAGAATTTTCCTACTTCAGGTATGGGAGTTACAGTATTGTTTAATGCTTCCATAATTTCCATCATCATTTCTTCTGGATCATTAGTTCTATTATTCAAGTCACTCAAATATTCCCTGACACGATTATCTTCCTCCATTTCTGCAGCATTTCCAAATCCAAATGAATCTGTCATTATCTTATCCCTAGTTCTTTTTCGGTTATAATTTTAAATTCAATTTTTCTATCTTTACACCATTCATCTGCTGCTTTCCATTTTGCTTGATTTACAGCATATGTTTGACATTCGTAGAGATATGATTTAGTCACTCTTTTTCTTTTTTTAGGTTCCTTTGTTTGTTTAAGTGGTTTTACTTCTATAACATAGGTCTTCAATTGACCTGTATTTTCTTTAACTTTGATGATAAAATCTGGAAAATATCTACGGACTTTACCATCAGGAGCACGGTAAGGTATCCAAAATTCTTCACTTCCCCACTCTGTAATATTTTCATTTAGATCACAATAATTACAAAATCGTCTTTCCCATGAACTACGGCAAATGATGTTAGTTATATCACCTTTATATTTCTTTGGTTTCTTTGGTTTAAATATGCTCTTAATACTTTCTGCCATATCTCTTATACATAATATATAAGGTCAAAAAGTATTTATAAATGCCAAGTACAAGAACAATTTCCGACATTAAGGCAAAATTATTAAGACCAGCAACTACTTCTCATTTTGAGGTGGAAATTCCTACCAATTGGATTCCTAATCAAGGAGCAGGACCGCTTGAAAAATGGATTCAAGGAGATGATCAGGACAGAATTAGATTAATGTGTTCAGAAGTAAGTCTTCCTGGATCAAATTTAGCTACATTTGATATTAACAATGATAGAACAGGTGTAACAGAGAAGCATGTGCATAGAAGAATATTTGATGATAGGATAGATTTAACTTTTTATGTTGATGCTGGAGTTTATAGACCAATTCGGTTTTTTGAGGACTGGATGGATTATATTACTAATCCAGCTGAAGAAGCAGTGCAAATTCCAGCTGCTCCACTTAGAAAAGAGGATCCTAATTATTTTTATAGGGTGAGATATCCTCAAGGTGAGGGTGGTTATATGGCTGAACAAGGATTGGTAGTTAGAAAATTTGAGAAAGATGTTGCATATGGTGGTGATGGAACAGAAAAAGGAAGAGGTGCAAGGAAGGTTGCTGGTGGAGGTGCTTTAGAATATAAATTTGTTAATACATTTCCCTTAGCAATAAATTCTATGCCCGTTTCATATGAAGCATCTTCTTTATTAAAATGTACAGTATCAATGAGTTATATAAGGTATGTTGTGAATCATATATCCACACCAAGGGATGTTGCTGGTTTACAGGAGGCTCAAAAAGGAAGGAATAAAGATTCTAAATCATTTGCTATATTCAATGCTGAACAATTAGCAAGTCGTACTGTTTTACCAGCAGGTGATATTCCTTATTTTCCACCACTATCATTGAATCCTCCATTTATGAGACCACCATCGCCTGATCCACCAATATCAGTAGTTTAAACAACCCTGCTAAATAACAATACTGAAGTGTTATAGGACATTATGCCTTTACCAAAAATTGCGACTCCAACCTATGAGTTGGAGTTACCTTCGACAGGTGCAACTATTAAATATAGACCATTTCTTGTAAAAGAAGAAAAGGTTCTTGTAATTGCTCTAGAGAGTGAAGATAATAAACAAATTACTAATGCTATCAAAGCAGTTCTTAAGAGTTGTATTCTTAGCAAAGGAATTAAAGTAGAAGATCTTCCTACATTTGATATTGAATATTTGTTCCTCAACATTCGTGGTAAGTCTGTTGGAGAAGATATAGATGTAAATATTACTTGTCCTGATGATGATAAAACTCAGGTTGCAATGACAATTGCATTAGATGAAATTGAAGTTCAGAAGGATGATAACCATACTAATAAAATCAAAGTAGATGATTCTATTATGATGGAAATGAAGTATCCATCACTTGATCAATTTATTAAAAATAACTTTGATTTTAATGATAAGAATCAAATGGAACAATCATTTGATTTGATTGCATCATGTATAGATAAAATTTATACTGAAGATGAAGTATGGGCCGCTGCCGATTGTACTAAGAAAGAAATGAAAGATTTCTTAGAACAAATGAATTCAACTCAATTTAAAGAAATTGAATCATTCTTTGATACCATGCCTAAACTTTCTCATACTCTGAGTGTTACTAATCCTGAGACAAAGGTGAAGAGTGAAGTTGTATTGGAGGGTTTAGCGTCTTTTTTCGCATAGCCCTACTGCATATGAGTTTGGAGGATTACTTCAGACTTAATTTTGCCTTGATGCAGTATCATAAATATAGCTTAACTGAGATTGAAAATATGATGCCTTGGGAACGAGACATCTATGTAGCTTTACTCCAAGCACATCTTGAGGAAGAAAAATTAAAGCAACAGCAACAAGCTAATGCCCGATAAAGAACTCTTAGGTAAAGAGAATAAAAATTTATTAGAGATTCTTAAGACCATACAGCAATATGGTATGGGAGCTTTGTCTCAAAAAGAGATGAAGCAGTTTCTTGCTGCTGATGTAACAGGTGAGTTAGATAAGGAAATTGAAGAAAGAGAAGAATTAATTTCAGGAGAACGTGATGGAGAGTACTTGAGTGGGGAAGAGAGGAAGGCAATAGTAAGAGAAAGGAGGATGAAAGCCTCTAAGTTTTTTGGTAGAGAAGAAAAAAAAACAGCATCAGATACTACAGGAACTAGTGATCTTGCTATTAAAAGTAAATCAAAAATTGTAGATCCCAAAAAACTTATTCCAGAACCTACTGAAGAAAAAGGAGGAGCACTAGCAGAGATTCTTACTGGTGTTAATTCTATTGCTGAAACTTTAAAGGATCAAAAGAAACAAGACAAAAAACATAAGAATTTTCTACAAAGATTAATAGAAAGATTTAAAAGAAGAAAGAAAGAAAATACATTAGAATTTAAAATATTTGATGGAATAAAGAAAACTGCAACTAAATTACTTGCACCATTTAAGAGTGCATGGCAAAAGATGATGGATTTTATAGGAAAAGTTCTTCTTGGTAGAGTTCTTTTTAAGATTTTAGAATGGATGGGTAATAAAGATAATCAGAAAAAATTGCAAAGTATTATTAAATTCTTTGAAGATTGGTGGCCTACAATGTTGGCTGCATATTTATTATTTGGAACTGGCTTCACTAAGATGGTTGCTGGTATAATTAAGGCTGTGGGATGGGGTATTAAACAACTTGCAGTATTGATTCCTAAATTAATAGCAGCTATTGCTAAAATAAAATGGGCAAAAATTGGAAAGGGTATTACTAACCTTTTCAGTGGAGGATTGGGAGGAAAGGGTAAAGCTTTCACTGGATTGTTTAGTCTAGGAGCTAGTGCATTTTCTAGTGGTGGTTTAGTTAAAGAAATACAATATTATAATGAAGGTGGCCAAGTTCCTGGATCTGGTAATAAGGATACTGTTCCTGCAATGCTTACTCCTGGTGAAATTGTTATGAGTAAACCAGCAGTTAATAAGATTGGTGCTGATAATCTTTTAGCAATGAATGCTGCTGGTGGTGGAACTAATAAACCAACTTCTATGCCTTTTATGGGTCTTGGAGGTGGAGGAGATAAAACTAATAAACCAACTTCTATGCCTATGAGTCTTGGAGGTGGAGAAGATAAACCAACTTCTATGCCTTTTATGGGTCTTGGAGGTGGTTTAGTTCAGGGATTTAAAGGTGGTGGAAAGGTGATGAGCACTAGTGAGAATGCTACTATGCGAGGAGGTCAGGTAGTATCTGGTAATATGTCTCAATCTAGTGCTGATTATATTAGAGAGAAATTGAAATTGGAGAAGGCAAAGAATGTGGCAAGACAGATACATGGTTTTAATTCTCCTGAAGTTAATCAAATAAAGAAACAACTATTGATTTTAGATGGGATTCCAGCAGAAGCTATTCATACAGATAGAAAAGGAAATATTAAAGTAAAAGACTTTTCATCATATGGTGGTAAAACTACTACTTCTGATGGAAATCAAGGTGGTGGATTTAAACGTATGGTTGGTGGTGCTGCAGACTTTGTGACTGGTGGTATGTTTGATTTTGATAAGAGAAATCGTAAAGGAAGTCCAAAAGATTTTGGTATCCGTAGAATGGCGGGTGGTCTTACCGATTGGGCAACAATGGGTCTTACTGATTTTGATAAGAGAGGTGCTGGTATTGCACAGGTTAATCCTATTAGTGGTGGTAAAGATAAAGCATGGGGTTCTGCTGATGAGCAAGCAAAGAGAGGTGAGAAACAATCTGGAATGGGAATTAAACGTGGTATTGGTGGTTTTGCTGACTTTGCAACACTTGGTATGTTTGATTTTGATAAACAAAATCCCGCAGGAAGTCCAAAGGGTTTTGGTCCTTTAAGAATGATGGGTGGGATTGCTGATCATTTGACAATGGGACTCACTGACTTTGATAAGAGAGGTGCTGGTATTGCCCAGTTTAATCCTATAAGTGGTGGTAAGGACAAGAAATGGGGTGTAGAACCTCCAGAGAAAAAGAATGTAATTACTGCATATGAAGAAGAAAAAAATAAAATGGACAATAAACCAAATGTAGAAGTGGGTAAAGAAATACCTCAGTTTGATGTAACTTTAGGTCGATCCTTACAGAAAATTAAAGTATTGGGGATATCGGTATAAGATATGGCTTTAGGATTTCTAGCAAAAGGTTTATTAGGTGCTGGTAAGGTAGTAGGAAAAGGTGTGGGTCTTGCTGGTAGGGGAGCTTTGATGGCTGGTAGGGCTGGAATGGCTTTGCGAGGGAGAAGGAAAAAAATTAGTCCTGCAAAATTGATGGGTAGGGAGGATAGTGTTGGTGGTGGAAAAAATGTAGAAAAAGGAGGAGCACTTATGATTCTTCCTAGTAGTGATTTAGTAGCATATTCTAAAGGAGATTTATCTACAGAGTCTCGAAAACCAAATGAAGATGTTGTTTACACTATTCGTGAAAAGGTAATAGAAATTGATAAATTTTTAAAGGGGACTGTTGCGGCTGAGAAGATAGAACAAAAGAAAGAGAAGCAAAAAAAAGAAAAAGAAAGAAGAGCAGAAAGGGAAGAGAAATTAGAAAAACCAGATAAAGGTGATGAGGATAAAGAAACTCCAAAACCATTAATACCTCAAATTGGTTTCTTAGAGGGTATCAAGCAATGGATTACTAAGGTTCTTGTTGGTTGGCTTGTTTTTAATTTAATTAAGTTTCTCCCAAAAATAATGGGAGTATTAAAGTGGATAGGTAAAATAGCAGATTTTGTTTTTTGGCTTGGGGGTAATCTTCTTAATGCATTAGTAACTATGGTTCATTGGGGATATAAAGCATTTGAGTGGACACGCGGCGCAATAGGGAATGTTTTTGGTGAAACAGGTCTTAAGGTTTTTGATGGGATAACTGGTGTATTGAATACAGTTTTAAATCTTTCAATGTCACTTGCTCTAGCAATGATTGCGTTAAGTAATGAGTTTGGAACCAATCTTTTAGATTATGCTAAAGGATTTGGTGGTATTTTCAAACATGGATTGGCGAGAGCATTTCCTAGATTATTACTTAAGTTGTTTGGAAAGAAAGGGGCAGCAGCTATACTTACAAAGATTGGGATAGCTAAAGCTGGAGCAGTTGCCACATTAACTAAAGCAGCAGCAGCAACAGGTACTGCAATAACAGGGACAGCAAAGGTAGTTGGTGGAGCATTGACTGGTCTTCCAGCTGCCGTTGGACTCCTTGCTTCTGGTCTTGGAGAAGGTGCATTCCAGATTAAGAAGAAAGGTCAGGAAGCAGAAGAGGATTGGTTTAAAAGGTATAAAGAGAAGAAATGGTATGATCCAAGAAAGGCAGTAGATTGGGGAATACTCCAGACTATGAAAGCATTTAATTTTATTACAGGAACCATTGGAGTTGCTTTAGATATTATTGGAACACCATTTAGATATTTGATCGAATTAGTAAGATATCCTTTCTTGAGTAAAGAAGGTAAGAGAAAACAGAGAGCAAATCTTGCTAAGTTTGATGCAAGAATTAGAGA